TAACAGCACCCTACCCTTCTGGTGTACCCCCTGTTTGTGTTAACATTACCAAACCGATAGTTGGACCAGGTGCTCCTACGGTCTATATTAATCAGAAAGTCGTATCAACAGTTGCCGATACAGTTGGTACAGGAGTTGTGACTACAGCATCTGGTGTTGAGAGTCCATTAACAGGAGTATTTGCTGGTACAAATGCTGGTACAGTAGTTGCAGGTACGTAAGTCTTGTGATATAATATCAGTATCCTATTAAAGAATAGATTATGGCAATTATGGGTGGTGGGACATATGTTCCTGCAAAACCAAAGAATACGAGACAGGGCAAAGGAAAGAATACAAAGCTTTCTGCGACTTCTCGTAATGGAGCAAAAAAGAGATACAGGGGTCAGGGAAAATGAGTGACGAACTTTCTCGTATTGCCTCAGCCCTTGAGAGGATTGCAGATTCTTTTGAGAAAGAGTTGCATGTTGATATTGATCATGCCCATATAGATGATATCGGTGAGATACACGGTGACGTGATAACCCATCCGAAGCAGTTCTGAGGGCGTGGTCTCCGAGCGAAAACACCGAGCGACTCTAAAGTACTATACAAATTATGCGAATTAACAAAATAGAAGTTGATGAAGGTCGTGATATTATTATCATGGATGAGGCTTTCAAGGCTGGTGAACACCAAGCAATATATGACACCTGTATGTCGTTGAAGTATTCTTGTGCGAATTCAAGTAACTTTGATATACAAGATATTAGTGACCGAAGACTGAAAGCTGATCTACCCCAACTTAATGAATATAAGTTAATGGATAATGGTCCTGATGGTACTAGGTATAGAAGATCTTTATGTCCTGTCTGTGGTTCGGACTTTCATAAAAAATATGGAGAGTTAGGTAAAATACCTGAAGATAATATATGTACTGCTATCTTTGGAAGTTCTGTTCGTATGGAGAATTTCTCTCAATTTATTGATCCTGAGAAATATGAGTTCTCAAACGCATATGTTAATATGGGTCTTGTAAATGACTCTCATGAGATCCATGTAGATGGTCCTACAAGAGGTCAAGTTATAACCATGCTGGTTTACCCTAATATTGAATGGGGAGCAAATCATGGTGGTGAGACGGTCTTCTATGAAGAAGATAAAACTGAGATGGTATATTTAAATCCATATGTACCAGGTAGAATATGTATTTTTGATGGGAGTATCCCACACTGTGCAAAACCACAAGCATTGGTCGGACCTAAGTATAGATTTACCATTGCATGTAAATTTACCAGAGTCAAAGAAGAAGATGGAGATTTACTGATGATGGATAGAGATTCTCAAGTACCAATGAATCAAACGGAAGTTGAGGGAGATATTGAATTCTAATGTACCAAGCACTACCCAGTTGTTTACAAGTTAAGCATAGTTCTGTCGCAGGACAGGGCATCTTTGCTACAGAGGATATACCAGATAGCATTTATCTTGGTATATCCCATATAGTAGTGGATGATAAGATTATGAGAACTCCTCTAGGAGGATTTGTAAATCATAGTGATGATCCTAACTGCGTTAAGGGGTATGAAGATCAAGGGTGGGGTAAAATCTATCATATGACAACAATTAGACCTATTAAGAAGGGAGAAGAGTTATTTTTGAAGTATACATTTTACAAAGTTACATAAAACTCGCTAAATAACTACTGACTCAATATATCTGTCAGTAATGGCGACTAAATTGTCCTTTCGGGACATTAATATCAATTTTAAGAAGCATCCTGTTACTGGTGACCTAGTTGTCAGTAAGGATGCTTCTGCTATTAAGCAGTCAATTGTAAATTTGTTACTGACTAATAAAGGAGAACGACTATTTCAACCAGAGTACGGTTCTGATATAAGAAGTCAATTATTTGAACCTTTGGACTATGCTACTGCTGCTAGTATAAAGAGTTCCATATTATATTCATTGTCTACGTTTGAACCAAGAATTAATGTATTGAATATTAACATCTTTCTCAATTACGCAGATAATGGTTTTAATGTTGATATGACATATAAAATTAATGGTGTTGATACACCACCTACAAATGTAGAATTCTTCCTATCTAGAACGAGATAATGCCCTATACCCAAGTAAACAATTTAGACTTTGCTGATATAAAGACTGCCATCAAAGAGTATATGAGGGCAGAGACGGATTTTACTGATTATGATTTTGAAGGATCGGTTATCAGTCAATTGATTGATGTATTAGCATATAATACGTACTATACAGCGTTTAACGCTAATATGGTAGTCAATGAACTATTCTTAGATTCATCCACCTTGAGAGACAACGTGGTTGCTCTGGCAAAGCAGATAGGTTACTCACCAAAGTCAGTCACGTCACCAAAGGCAGCAATTGATATGCAATTGTTGTTTACTGGCAATTCAACACCAAGTTCAGTTATATTAGAAGCTGGTACAGGATTCATAACAAATTATGATGACTCTTTATATGAGTTTGTTCTTTCGGAAGATTATAAAAAGGAAGTTGTTAATGACACCGCTACATTTACTGATTTACCTGTATATGAGGGTTCTTTAATTACTAATAAAACTAGGGTAGATACTTCACTGAAGAATCAAAGATTTATTATTGATAATTCAAAGGCAGATGTTAGCACACTTAAGGTAAAAGTATTTGAATCAGGAAATTCAACAGTATCATATACTTATGAGAAAGCAGATAATATTCTGTCTGTTGGTTCTAGTGATAGAGTATACTTCCTTAGTGAAGTAGAGGATGAGAAATATGAAGTATTCTTTGGTGATGGTGTATTAGGAGAGAAATTAAGCAACAATAATATTGTTGAAATTTCATACGTTGTCACTAGTGGTCCTGTTACTAATGGTGCTAAGTCCTTTGTGTTTAATGGAACTATTACTGATGGTGATGGCAATACATTAAATACTCCGTTTTCCGTAAATACATTAACAACTTCTTCCGCAGCAAGCGGAGGAGCAGAGATTGAATCTATTTCCAATATTAAGTTTAATGCTCCTAAGTACTTTGGATCACAGAATAGAGCAGTTACTTCCAATGATTACTCTGCTATTGTCCGTAAGATATATCCTGCAATTAGTGATATTATAGTATTTGGTGGTGAAGAGCAAGAACCTCCTGCATATGGTAAGGTATTTCTTTCTATTAAACCAACTGAAGCAGCATCACTATCATCATACACAAAAAATCAGTTGACGACTGAACTTAAGAAGTATACAGTTGCTTCTATTAGACCAGAGTTTATTGACCCTTCTATTCTCTATATTGAGATAGATAGTAATATCTACTTTGATGGTACAAAAACTAAATTACTTACTACTGATATTGCTTCTAAAGTTTCAACTGCTATAGTTGAGTATTTGAAAACATCAGGAACAGAGAAGTTTAATGGTAAGTTTAGATATAGTAAGTTTGTTAGTGTTATAGATGGTGCGGATCGTGCTATTAATTCAAATGATACTTCTATTACTATGAGGAAGGATTTTATTGCTCAAATCAATACCTCCACTTATTATGAAATTTGTTATAAGAATGCATTTCTTAAAGATTGTGATAATCCAGTAGTTTCATCTACTGGTATCACAGTATTTGAACATCCAAATTACACTGCATATCTAGAGGATAGAGATGGCAAATTGGTGCTATATAGACTAGACTCCATTACTGGTGATAAAATCCTATTGAATGATTCAGTAGGTGATGTTAATTATGACACAGGTGAAATTAAAATTTATGACTTTACTATCTTGAAAGGTAGTTTCTCTGACAATCGTATTGAATTACGTGTCAAACCTGCTAATAAAGATATTGAAGTAAAACGTGAGATGTATCTAGATGTAGATGTATCAAATAGTAAATTCGTTGCGTATAAAGAGTAGTGCCAAAAACTGCCAATAAAGTCTCATTTTTAATTGAGTCACAGATACCAGATTTCATCAACGAAGAGTATGAACTTTTTGCTAAGTTTATACAGAAGTATTATGAGCAGAATGAAATTCAAGGTCAACCGTTGGATATTATTAGTAATCTCCAGCAGTATCGTGATATAGATTTTTATGAGAAGAATATATTAAAGCAGTCATCTACAACTACAACGTATGTACAAGATGTAGATAAAAGTATTACTGTTGTTGATGCTACTTCATTCCCTAAGAGTGGTGGGTATATTAAAATTGATGATGAGATCTGTTTTTATAAAAGTAGGACAGACACAGAGTTTTTAGAAGTAAGTCGTGGTGTAAGTGGTAATACAAAGATTGGTGATCTTTATGAAAAGAGCACATTTGTAACAACACAGGCAGACAATCATATATTAGGGTCTACTGTACAAAATATCAGTAACCTATTCTTATATGCTTTAATTAAAAGTTTTGAGAAGCAATACCTTAGTAATTTTCCAGAACAGTATTTAAAAAAAGATATTGATAAGAGAACTCTTATTAAGAATATAACGTCTTTTTATAAAGCAAAAGGAACTGTTGATTCAGTTAAGTTTTTATTTAAGTGTCTTATTGATAATGATCCTGAACCATCAATTTCATACCCAAGAGAACATACATTAAAACCATCAGATTCTACTTGGATTAATAACTATTCAATTAAAGCAAAAATTCTTTCTGGTGATGTAAATGATTTAATTGGTAGAAAGATCACACAGACAACAGGTGATTATGCTTCTGCTATTGTAGATAATGTAAGATATGCTGGACAATATGATGGTGATGAATTATATGAATTGATTCTTTCGGAATCTAGTGTTAATGGCGTATTTTCAGTTTCTACTAAAACAAAGTTAACAAAATCTGTAGGTGCAACCCTTGGTACTGGTGATAGAGTTAATGTTTTCTCAACAATGGGGTGGGAAAATAAAGGAAAATTTATTATTGATAATGAAGTATTTACATTTAGTGATAAAAATGTAAACCAATTCATTATTGAGTCTAGAACAAGTAATAATACACATGATATTGGAGAAATTGTAACATTTGGATCTGATGTAAGTGGTAATGGAGTAGAATTATTAGTTTATGGTATCGTATACAATTTAGAAGTAGATACTAAAATTCCTTACTCAAATTCTGGTGATACTATTGATATTTCTGAGTCTGGTTTTGTTACTGATGATATAAAAATATTTGATGCACAGAATAATCTTAGATGGACTATTGGTGGTAGTACACCTGCTATTGCTGATTTAAATTCTAATGTTTCTGCAATTTATGAAGATGATGATTCCTATTACATTGCATCATCTGGATTTCCTTCACATGCTATTGGAACACTACCTTCTGATGCAGCAGATCAAAAGCACTTAAAGATTATTAGAAAAAAACCAATTTCTACTAGTGAAGTATATGATACTGGGTCTAGAGATGTTGGTATTGCTATTAATGGTATTCCATTCCTAAGTTATAAAGATGACGATGTAATACTCAATGGACCTCTTCAGAAGATTACTGTGGATAAAAGGGGCAATGGATATAAGAAACCACCTTTTGTCTTAATTGATGGAGTTGCTAATCAAGCAACAACAAAACTTGCTGGTGAAGTTGTTGAGTCTGTATCAATTGTTACAGCAGGTGAGTATAC